ATTTGTCCACGTAATGATCCTTTTGCTTCCCAAAATTCGCCCGCAAGCAAAAAACCAATATCTCCCGTCCCTTTCTTAATAAAAGAATCAGCGCCAGCACTAAAAGAATTACCTATGAATCTGCGAACGATGTTACTCATTATCCATTACATATTTCCAGCGCTAACTCAGGCAATCCACCGGATGTACCTGAGTCTGTTGTTACTATTGGAAGAATTGCACTATCAGAATAAACTATTGGCATTCCTGTTTTCAGCATATCATGAATATCTCCACCCCCGGCTATCGGAACACGACCCGAGGTCCAGAGTGAACGCATTATGCTTAGCTGGTATGTACCAGCTGCAGCTGAACCTTGTGTGGTTGTTACCGAGTCGATCTTCTGAATACCTGTGTCCCCGGCTTGAAGTGAGAACTGAATCATCTTACCAAGTGTAAGGTTAGCGGCTGCCATAGTTGGAAATGTTGCGGTTCTGCTTCCGGTACCAGCCTGGTTTGTATAAGTCACCGTAACAGTGAAAGCCGTAGCACTAGTAAATGTAGCTGAAGCTTCAAACCATAATTCATTTCTTGCCCCGAAGACACTACCCGACCCGGGCCAGTCAGGACAACGGCTTGTAATTGTGGGCCAACCTGAGGACACAGTTACCACACCATTATTATAATTAAAGGCTCCCATTTTTACAATACGGTCGTAGAGAGAAAGCCTGCCGGCAATTGTATTTCCAAACTCTACCTTGCTGAGATAGCCGGTACCTGAACTAAATTCGATTGAAGGATAACCTGCAGTGGCATCCGTCTCCAATACACCACCGTTTGCTGTATTCGTTCCTGCGTTGGTGCCTGCCCCGGGATTACCCGCCAGTTCAAACATATGGAAGTTAAACAGGGCTACAGAGGTTCTTGCCGAGGTTTTACAGATACGAACCCTTTGGCGGTTAGAAGCAAGCCACGAATCTAATGATGTAATTGCCATAACGTTAATATTATAAAATATGTATTACAAGACTGGAAGATTTAACTTCCAGTTTCTTCTATCAACTGCAACGATTAGTCTTCAGTTATGGTGATCTGACCTGCTGCAAATTCCGGAGTGATTCCGTTGCTTATTGCGAGAGAAGAAGAAAGGTCTCCCCAATAAATTGCATCGTCAACATCGCGGGTACCAGCCTTACAGATTGCAAAACCGAGTGCAGTTGGAGTACCTCCTGTACATAAGCCAAAGGTTACCGCTGCCAGGTTTACTACTGTATTGCCTGATACTGTCCATCCAGCAGATGATCGCGCAACTGCTACTCTTGCATAACCTGTATAGGTTATTTCTGTACCAGCTCCACCATCAGTGGGCATCGTCGAGTAGAGAGCCACGTAAAATGATCCAGCAACTGTTGATTGAGGTAGTCCCCCTGCATTACCAATATTTGCCAGTGCTGTGTTGTTGAAAAGCAATAACAATAATGCGTTTTCGAATGTGTCTTTTTTTGATCCTGCCATGATTTCTGATTTTTAATTATGTTTATCGACTATTTCTTTTTTTTTAATTCAATATCCATCATCTGTACCCGTTTAAATATCTCATTTATCTCTACTGCCTGTGCAGCACTGTTAAACCTTACAGGTTGGTTTGTTATGTAAACCACCAGCTTGTCAAAATCGGCGGGTTCTATTACTACTTTCTTTGCCATATTTCTGTTTTTAATATAAAAATTCAATTATAACTTTGTAACCATAAGCCGGTATGCTTGCCATTCCCAGGTAAACACTTCCGGTAATATCATCAAGCGCAGTGTAAGCTCCGTTATGGATATACCCGCTGCCTATCACATTATCCAACCAATCATATAATGTTGCAATAATCCTCAGGTTCCCATAATTATTATTAGTAGCTATCATTCCGATATCGAAGTACCCGGTTGTCCAGTTCATACCTGCCGATCCGTTCTGTGTCCAGGGCGAAGGTATTGTCTGACCATCACCACTGTAATGCCACTCAGATGCAGCTTTCACTTTTATGTTAACGTCCCATACAGTTAACAGGGGAATCTGATAGACAACTGCAGATGCAACATCTTCAGATTGTGATAGCGGATAGGTATCAGTTATATATCCCATAGCATGATACGACTTATCTACTACTATGATGTCATCAGTTTCTCCATAGAGAATGAAATTATTACCTAACCCAGATAACGACTGCTGTCCCCAGCCAACTATATTATCGTAAGAATCAAATATCACCATTGCTACCCCCTCAGCTCCCGTATAATCAACTTCTCCCAGGCTTACGTTGGCGCTTGCTGTTGCTTTCGAGCCTGAGTTAACCCAGATATCTGCTTCAGCTGCTGCCTCTCCTCCTGTTTGCCATCCTGGTAGCGGAGCGGAATGATTATACCCCGCGAAACTGCCCAAACTGCAGACTGTAGGATCACTATTCACCAGTACACGATCCAGGCCCGTTCCTGATGAGCTTCGTACAGTTGGGCCGAACGCCGACCAGTGATTAACATTTGCGTGCCGGCATAGAGCATATAAAGAATATGTAGATGCTCCGAGTACTGTATTTACTTTAGACATCTTGACATTGGTGCACTCCACGGTCGATCCAACTACCGTATGATCGCAGGTATCACTCATCCGTGAGTTTATCACTGATGCAGTATAGGTACGATATGCACTTATTACCTTTGCCATTACGAGTGATAAGCTATTATGTCTCCGGAAGAAACTATTGTCCCAACTACATCCAGTTCATGCATAGGTGTTGCCGTTCCTATTCCTACATTACCATTCATAAAACAAAACTTTGGGGCATCGTCAATTAATAAATATGCTGATGATTCATAATCAGGATATAAATAAAGATATACATTCGTACTATTGCCCTTCACTCCTGTTGCAATTGTTACATAGCCTGTAAAAACAGGATCGGCTGTCGGAGCATATCCGCCTGATGCATGATTACCCCAGCCATAAGCTGTGTTCCAGTTGCCTGAGTTATCAGTGACAATACCATAAACTCCTGCAGAAGTCCTCTTTAATATTCCATTACTCGAGAAGTCACTATCAACAACAACATCGTTGTGTGAGATCTGCGCTGTAAGATAGCCGACTGAAGCATGATTACCCCAGCCATAGGCTGTTTCTCCATGTGCAATATTTCCGTGTGAATATGCTCCCTCATGTGTTGCAACATGAGCAGCTGCTTCTGTATGTCCTGTTCCTGCGGGATCATATGTACCGGAGTGGTTGTGTCCTGATGTAGCAAAGGCAGAAGCGTGATTGCCATCGAGCAGATCTGCATCGAGACCTGATGTTGTACCATCAACGGTTAATAATTTCGCAAGCACATCAGATGCGGAATAAGCAGAGCTGTTAAGCTTTGTTCCGAGGGCTGTCTGCAGGTCTGTCTGGTCACCTATGGTACCTGTTATAGAGCCCCACACTCCATCGCCTCCCGAACCTCCGGATGCATTTAAAACACCGTTCACATCAATAGTAAGATTCGTTCCTACTTTTATCCCTCCCAGCACCGTTGCTGATGCGTGTGGCATATCTGCCCAAATGGAAGCGGGGAACTGACCAAAGTCCAGGTAAGCTGCAATATCATAATCCCCGGCAAACGGAAGCTTGCAGCGGATATATTCATCCAGTCCATCGTTGACAACAAGCTCAAAATATTTTAAAATATCTGCGTTGGTTAACGCATAAGAGCTCCCGCTCCCTGATCCTGGTGCCTGGGATCCTCCTGACGAGGGATTATTTGTAAGCGATGTATCTATTATCTCTACCGTCTCATCACTCCAGGACAAAAGCTCAACGAGCGTAACATTAAATGTTTCGTTATAAATATCCCAGGTGCCTTCAGCAATCTCAAACTCCCGAGCGCTGTTATAGGTATGAAGTATAATACTGTCAAAAGAGATGGCTGTTCCTTTTATATCACCTGTCAGCTTCTGTCTTGCAACCCTGTTGTTGCTTGCCAGAATTAAGGCAAGTATCTCTATGAGTGTATGATTGCCGCTATCCCTGTGCCAAAATGTAGTAATATCCTCTACTCCATTACTGCTCAGCCATGTGATATATTTATATAATAACCAGGCATTAGGGAGATCAGGAGCATCTGCGTTTAATAAATTTATATCAGCCAGATCTGTCGGCTCCTGGCTATCGGTAAACTTAGCAAGTTTTTCAATACCTGCAGGGTAGAGCTGGCCGTCCGATGTAAAAAATAAATCAACATTTGAATAAGCTATTCCTCCGAAGGTCTCGCCGTGGTTTGTCTGGTCAATGCCATAAAGCTTTATTTGTAATACTCCGCTAAAGGGCAGGCCATCTGCAATGATTGTCAGCTGGTTCATTTTAGGGATACCACCAATTTGTGATGCAATTGCCTTGGTGATATAGGTGAGAGTTGCTGTCCATCCGCTTTCTGTCAGATAATTAACCGTTCCTCCGGAAGTGAGGGAGATGAGTAATTTAGCAGTGATGGGTATTGAGATGGGTATTCCGCCGTAAGGCTTTGAGGCGATAGCACCCATCTTAATAGAAAAATTAAAGTCCTCTCCTGATACTGCATCGAGAGTAACAGACTGGTATAAATTAAAACCAGGGAAGCTGGGGATAAAAGCATAAGCGCCTTCATCATTAAATCTCTGCTCCGGAGTGAACGTCCCTCCCTCTGACCAGCCATCGAACGAACCTGATGCAAATTTTGAAAAGTCGGGGTTATTAAGCAGCGAAGTTTTTCTTCCATAAGCATGAGTGATCCTGACCTGTTTCCCTCCTGGTTCCAGCCCCATGCGCAAAGCTCCCCTTGGAGATGCTTCTATTCCCGAACCCGGCAAGCCAAGATCAAGCACTGCAGGAGCTGCTTCTGTGCTAGAATAAACACCCGCTGAAGTGTAAAGCATCCGGGTACTTTTTTTATCGGCACTGCAGGTTATTTGCCACTTACCCCGGGACTGCGTAATCTCGGCATCATACTTGTTAAGGATCTTCTCTATGACCTCATAACATTTCATCCCGGAGAAACTATCACTATCCTCAAATGTCTGAGCAAGTGGTGAATAAGAATGATTATGAGTAACCTCAAAAGTATTGATAGCAATAGAATAACCTATTCCCAGGCCGATCTTGTCTATACAATGCCGGATTATATCGAGCTGAGAAGCTCTGCCGGTAAGTGTAAAGGCTTCGCTTTTAAGCAGCCCCAATCCATCGGATGCCGTAAAAGTAACCGAAACAGGAGGAGCAGTATAAGGTACCTGGTATTGCTGCGGTAAGTTAAAACCTACCCATATCAGACTATTGGAAGGATCATAGAGTTCAACCTTGATCTTTTTGTTACTGTTCGTATAAAACTCGAGGAACTCAAAATCAACTTGCTCCCTTATCGAGAACTCGAACGATGTGCCTCGTATTACTGCTGCTTTATCTTTACGGAGCTTAAAAGGAGAAATGGGAACATTGCGGTTAATCTGACTGCCGGCATATCCATCGAAATAAACCCTTGTTTTAAACAGACGGTTCTTCCTGGTTGTGCAATGCAGTTCATATTTAAGACCGAAAGCCATTACGACATTATATTTTTACGGTTATTCTCCTGGTTGAATACGTATACCAGATCCGGACCCTGGGCCACAAGCTTGCCTGTTATCTCTATCTTTTGAGATTGCTGCTGAACAGCTGCTGCAGTTCGGTTATCATAGGTTAAACCTCCTGAAGTTGAGAAGCCTCCACCTCCTCCGGAGGCGACTGAAGAGAGAGAGCCTTTAACTGCAGAACCTATTGCAATCAAAGCAATGCCGGCAGCGATAGCCACACCCGGATTAAGTGTCATAAGCGCTTTTTTAACTCCAAGCACAGCAAGCCCGGCTCCGATGGCAATTTTCCCCACATTGATTGCGAGATCCGCAAAAGTACCGGCTATCAGTTTGCCAAAGTCTTTTACCCCTGCATCACCTGAAACCAGCGCTCCGAGAAATTCACCTATACCTGATGCAATTTCCTCAAATGCACCGTTTAATGTACTGGAGAGATCAATAGCAATATCCTTCACAACAGACTGTACCTTTGCCAGCGGAGCCAGTACATTATTTATCTGGCTAAAATCAGGCAACTTAATATTACCGATTTCTGCATTGGTTATTATTACAGCTTTAGCCTTCGCTTCCTCCAGGGCAAGCTCCTCGGCAACCGCCTGAGCTGCAGTCTTCCTTTCTCTTATCAATCCTTTCAGTTGTTCAGCCTGCTCACGTAGCAATGAATTTATCTTTGCTTCCTGCTCAGCAATCTCTTTTCGTTGTTCATCTGTAGGGTCGCTTGCCTGGATAGCGAGCTGTTCTTTCATAATTGCAAGCCGCTCCTGTTCTATTGATATTTGATCTTTATAAACACTTTTATATAGAGCTGCTGCCTGATCAATGAGAGCCATCTTCTTCTTCTGGTCCTCCATCTCTTCTTTAGCCTGAAGGCGAAGCTCGGCAGCTTTGGCCCTGCGTTCTTCGAGCGAGTTTATTAAAGCAATTTCTTTATCCTCAAGTGCATCAAGCCTGTCAGCAAGATCTCCGGATGCTTTCCAGTCCTCCTTGATCTCATCACCCATGCCCTTAAAAGCTCCGCGCATGGTCTCCCATCCCTGTTTAAACTTGCCTGTCATCAGCTCCCATAAACCCTTTCCAAAGACAGCCAACCGGTCGATTACATTATTGACAACAGATTTAATCTGCATGAGTATCTTTGCAAACTTATCAGCGCCAGCTCCTGATTTGGTAAAATAAGCAATAAGGGACCCGAGCAGAACAACGAGAGCGCCGATACCGGTTGATATCAGGGCGAATTTCACTATCTTCATGCCGACAGCAAATACCTCGGCGCCGCCTTTTGCAGCTTTAAGAGACTGACCAAAGAAGTTAAGAGATTTCTGAGCTGTGCCAATGGCATCAGTAACACCGCGCATGTTAACGCCGAACATGGATGCAAAATCATCAAGGATGCTAGAACCCGCTCCTTTGAAATCATTGAGAGCATCCTTGCCATCCTTCAGACCTTTCTTGAAGTCACCTGTATCTACTCCAAAGCGTGCTTTAAGATTTGATATTACTGTTCCCATTAGCTGCTATGTTGTTGAATATGTTGTTTGCTTCACTTTCACGCTTTAGCCGTTCTTCTTCACTCATTGCCAACTCTACCGGTTCCTCTGCTTCCTTATCCCAGGAGAAGGGCCATAACTGATGTGCACTAAGTGCTCCTCCCTCCATTGGCTGAGTATTTCTCAGTATTGTCGTTGCTGTACGAATCAGCTCTGCAGTACTTTTTATTCTATCATTCTCCCCCTCGTTAAAACCTGCCATTGCATCAAGAAAATCACCCACCAGCATCAATCCGAAGCGATCAGGAGTATAACCAAGGCACCCCAGGGCAAACCTCCTCATATAGATCCAGGTGAACTTGCTTAGTGCACCAAGCTCTAAACCTTCCTCCTGAAGTGAATCAGGGGAAACCTCCCCATCTCCGGGCTTTTTTTTTGCCCTCCATTACCACTTTGCATTGTCAGTATTGCAGAGAACTCAACTATGCCGGCCATAGTTATTAACCTACCAAATTCAACTTCACTCATACCAAGCTCTTTTCCGTCGGCTGCCTCCCCTTCAATAGCACTACACCAGGCTATTGTACGAAGCATATTAATATCAGCTTTCCCTTCCGCGAGATCTGTCATCTCAATGCCGGTTTTGTTTTTTACATCACCAAGAGCATTCATGTTGAATAAAATCCGAACACGCCTGCCATCGGCGAGAGTCAGGTAGTCAGCTTTCATTATGAAGTGAAAGTTGTGAACTGAACAGATCCTTTAACAGCCTCAAGAGTGACAGTAAATTTCCCGGTACCTTTTGTGCTGTCAGCATCTTCGGTATAACCTGTTATATTTGCATTCCCGGTAACAATCTTTTTACCTGAAACAAAACGACCATAAATAAATGCTATTACAGATCCTGTTTTAGCCGCAAGACGAAGTGTATTATAATCGTGGTGTGTAGCGCTTTCGGATGTAATAGCGTAAGTACGACTGGTTGCCGTGAATGTTGAATCGAAATCAATCAGCTCCTCCGTTACATTACCTCCATCCTCTTTCAGAGCAAGCTCTTCGAAATTGGGCTTCTGTGAGAACCCGAGTGTCTCGAGGCCCATTATGATCTTTGTGCCTACTTTAAGAGTTACTTCATATCCTTTTACTGGTGTTGCCATATCAGTGGTTTATTTATTATGCCTATTCATTACTAAATACAACAGTACCCTTAACTGCCTTGACCGATCCGTTCCAGGTACCGGTATTAAGTGAATCGGTATTCTCGGAATGATCTATTACTTTGCAGTGACCGGAGATTGTTTCACCTGCCGGATCTCCATAAACAAAATCATGCTCGGCTCCTGCTGCACTATAAGCACGGAGGGTTTCAAAATCTTCATCACCCGTGTTTGTATAGGCCTTACAGCCTATGGATATCTCGACATCGTAATCTTTGAGAGTCTTTGCCGGGTTGCCACTGTTTGCCTTCAATAATTCCTCCTCAAAGTTGGGAGTTATCTTCAGCTGCGTGGTCTCAAGTCCACTAATAACCTTGCTGTTTAAGGTTAGAACAAACTTATATGCCTGTGTTCTTTCTGACATGACTTATCTATTTAGTGTTAATATTGTAAAACTTAATATATTGACGTACATCTTGCTCTCAGAATCATAGTCAGGCTCATCACCTTCCCATGTTATTCCCTTGAATGATGTACTGCTTACTGTCGTTCCGTCGAGGGCAAGAATCGCATTCTTAACTGACTGCACTAGTGTCTCTACCTTTTCAGGAGTATCGTCGATAATCGCAATCTCACAGCTGTAGCTGTATCCTACAATACCTATCTTCAGGTATTCCGGGATGCCGCTCTCTTTGTGAACACAGTACGGAGTAACAATCTCTTCATCGCCCAATGCAAAATAGGTGTTCGGGATTATCGCTGCCAGAGTACTCTGTATTGCTGTGCTTATCATTTAGTTGCTCCGTATTTATCACAAAGTTTAGATATCTCATTTGCCCAGGTGACTTCGAGTTCTCTTGCTGCACTATCTATACTATTCTCCAAGGCACGTTCAATAAATAAATCTGCCCTGATGCCGCCAGGCTTGTCTTTTGTATATCTTCCCCGCTCCCTGACAAACTGATGACCCGGAGATCTGTTGGCATAAGTGCCATAATTAAACCAATAGGCTAGCTGGTATGGATCCCATTTAATCCCTCTTCTGTTCACGTAAAAACCAGACTTTGCATACACCCCCACGTTCATTACAAGTGCTCTCCTTGCTGATTTTATTTTTATTGCCTTTTTTACAGCACTAATCTTTGATGGGATAGAATCAATCATAGCTTTTTTAACGGGAATGGCTGCCTTTCTAAAGCCGGCAAGGATTGGTTTTCTCATCCCTTGCTCCGGAAACTCCTGTAATATCTCTATCATCCTTCCTGCTCCATCGAGAGCAAACCTGGCTGATCCCTTGTAGTCCGGTCCTCTCATTCGGTTATCTTTTCTGCAATAACTTCAATGAACATATTCCTTTCAATGGGGTTAGCCGAAAGGATATTATAATTAACACCACCATCAACTATCTGCAATGTTTCGTTTATTGCAGAGCTGTAGTGACCCCTGTATATGAATTTTGTTGGTACTACAATGCGGTTATTAACTGCCTGCTCTGATCCCGTTAGTTGCTCCCTGTTCATCCACATATAAAATGAATGGATAAAAACTTTCGATGGAGCTCCCATCGCGCTCACTGTTGTAGTGGGAACCGTGAAGGAAATTTTACGATCAAATGTACCCGGATCGAGCATGTTAATATCTTTGAACTTTATAGTTTCGTTCCTTTCTTTCAGCAACTTGAATGCGTAATCCCATTCCAAAATTCAGAGATTGATTTTCGGGATGGAGATATGCATCACTCGCTGTGAGAATCATTGCCTCACACAGATCTTTAGGTATTGCTCCTGCCGTAGCCCACCCGGTAGTGAACTCAATTTCTATTACATTCATTCTTTCAGAGTCTGGTGTAAAAGATTCGAGGAACCGGAGCCGTGCTGTGAGCTCTATATTATCGAGCTGGTACTTGAGAGGATCCACTGTGGTTAGTAAACTTGCTCCTGGCGCCAGGTATTTAACAGAAGTAATTGCATTGACCGGTCCGAGTTCGATTTCAAGCTCATTGTTATCGGGATAGGAATCGAGGTAAAGAGTATAAGTAGCAAGGGCATATTGCCTTCCTGTTCTCATTTGAGATCCTGCAACCGCACGTGTTATAAGCTCCTGCATTAATTCATCCTGGTCGTTGTGTTCAATATGAAGGTTCCGCTTCAGTTCTGCAATTGAAACAGGCGAGAATGTTGGAGGAGTTTTTATCTTATACCTCTTATCCATTGTGGATTAACTTTCGAAATATGCAACGATTTGCTTGTAAGTACCTTTGCCAATACCCTTAACATCGAGTATTGATTCACCTGCTTCTTTCACCTTTTCGGTAGTATCGAACCCATC